AATACAAGTGGCACAAGTAATGTTGGTGTAGGACTCAACGCTTTATTAAGTAATACTACAGGTGCTTCTAATGTAGCCATGGGCGTAAATGCACTTGATGCTTGTACAACAAGTGGTGCTAATACTGCTATTGGAACAAATGCTATGAGTGCATTAACAACATCTGGTGGTGGTAATGTAGCAATCGGTGCTAGGTCTATGCTACAAGCTACTACTGGTGATTCAAATATTGCTATCGGGTATGAATGTTTAGAGGATTTAACTACATCAGGCAATAATGTAGCTATAGGTTATAGAGCAGGAATGAATGTTACAACTGGTGCTAACAACACTTTGATTGGACATAATAATTGTGATTCATTAACAACAGGTAGTAGTAATGTATCTGTAGGTTTTAGTAACGATGTTGATACTGGCGATGCTGGTAGTAGATTTACATTCGGTACATCTTTAAGTGCCACAGCAGGTAACACAATTAAAATTGGTAATGGTAGTACATTTATTACTAATACATGGGGTTCTAATGCTACATGGTCGCATAGTTCAGATGAAAGACTTAAAGAAAATATAGAGGACAGTAGTTTAGGTTTAGGTTTTATAAATGAGTTAAGAACAGTTACATATAATTGGAAAAAACAAGAAGATGTACCAGAAGAACTTAGGTGTGAACATTCAGAAAGAAACACAGAAGATTTACAACATGGTTTAGTTGCACAAGAAGTTAAATCAGTTCTTGATAAACTTGGTATTGATGAGTTTTCTGGTTGGTCTGAAGAAAAAGATGGTATGCAAATGATTAGTGAAAGTATGTTTGTATTTCCATTAATTAAAGCAGT